GAGACGGAGGGCGAGTGATGCGCGCGCCGCAGCTCTGCGCCCTCGCCGTCTCGCCGATGGCGCTCGCCGCGCTGCTCTCGTTCGGCGGCGACCTGGTCCGCGGCGCCGTGTGGCTCGTGGACCGCGCGCTCCACGGCATCGCGTGGGTAGTGACCGTCTGGCTCGCGATCCTGGGAATGATCTGATGGCGCTGCTCCCGATCCCCGAGCGTGCCGAGGATTGGCACGCGCTGCGCGCTCAGCACGTCGGCGCCTCCGAGGTCGCCGTCCTCTTCGGCTGCGCGCCGCCCTACGCCCCCGGCCCCTACGCACTCTGGATGGCCAAGGCCGGCCGCGTCCCCCGCGAGGATCTGCAGAACGAGCGCGCCGCCTGGGGCCTGCGCCTGGAGGACGCCATCGCCGCCGCGGCGGCGGAGCAAGAGGGCTGGGACGTGCGCCCCGGTGTCTATGCCAGCCGCGATGGGCTGGGAGCCACGCTCGACCGCATCATCGCCGCCCCCGGCCCGCACGACGAAGGCTGCGAAGGCCCAGGCGTGCTGGAACTCAAGAATGTGGACTGGATGGTGCATCGCCGCACCTGGGGCGATGAGCCGCCCATGCACATCCTGCTCCAGCTCCAAGCGCAGCTCCTCGCCACGGGCTACTCGTGGGGCCGCGTTGCCGCGCTGGTCGGTGGCAACGATCTGCGCGTCTACCGCTACGCCGCGCGCCCTAAGATCCAGGCCGAGATCGCGCGCCGGGTGACGGAGTTCTGGCGCTCCATCGCGGAGGACCGCCCCCCGCCGCCGGACGGCAGCGACGCCACGTCCCGCGCGCTGATGGCGCTGTTCCCCGAGGTCGAGGACGTGCCGGCCGATCTGACGGAGGACAACGAGGCGCCGATCCTCTGCGCCGAGTACCTGCGCCACGCCGCGGCCGAGAAGGAGGCCAAGGCGAAGAAGGACGAGGCGCGGAACCGGCTGCTCGAAAAGCTCGGCGGGCGCCGATGGGCGGTGGTGCCGGGCTTCAGGCTCGCGCAGGCGATCACGCCCGAGCGGCCGCCCGTGACGATCACGGCCGAGATGATCGGCCAGACCATCCCAGGCCGCGCGGAATCGCGGCGCATCATCGTGAGCGAGAGGGGTGAATGAACCAGATCGCCAAGGCCCAGCCGAGCCCGGAGAGCCAGCTCCGGGCGCAATTGGAGGCGCTGCGCCCACAGTTCCAGATGGCGCTGCCCTCGCACATCAAGCCCGAGAAGCTCCAGCGGGTGGTGATGACCGTCGTGCAGCAGCAGCCGGAGCTGCTACAGGCCGACCGCCGCAGCCTGCTCGGCGCCGTCATGAAGTGCGCGGCCGATGGCCTGGTGCCGGACGGCCGGGAGGCTGCGCTGGTGCTATTCAACGGCAGGGTCCAGTACATGCCTATGCTGGCCGGCATCCTGAAGCGTGCCCGGAACAGCGGCGAAATCGCCAGCATCAACGTGCAGGTGGTCTACGAAAAGGACCGCTTCGTATGGCGCCCCTCTGAGGAAAAAGCGATCGAGCATGAGGTGCCAAGCCTGTCCGAAGATCGCGGCAAGCCGATTGGCGCCTATGCCATCGTCCGCCTGAAGGATGGCGACACCATGCACGAGGTCATGTCGCTCAAGGAGATCGAGAAGGTCCGCGCCGTCAGCAGAGCGAAGAATGCCGGCCCATGGACGCAGTGGTGGGACCAGATGGCACGTAAGACGGTTCTGCGTCGCTTGTCGAAGTACCTACCTATGGACGCGGACGCCGAGCGCCTGTTCCGGCGCGACGACGACCTCGGCGCGCCGAATGGCGATGCCGATGCGGCACCGCTGACGATCGACGGCACCGCGGAGCCCGGCGGGCGACTCGCCGCGCTGGAAAGCGCGATCGAGGGCGAGGCCGAGCCGGTGAACGGCGCCGGAGACGACGGCATCCCGCCCGGCCTGTTCCAGACGACGCCGAAGGAGGCCGCAGCATGACAACGATCGAGGACTTGGAGCAGGATGTGGAGCGGCTGCGCAGTGAACTCTGTGAGGCGGAAAAAAAGCTCTTCCGCGCGCGCTGCGATGCGGCAGGCGTCCACGTCGGAGATCGCGTCCGTGGCACCGGCGAGCTATTCGATGGCGTCGTGATCGAGGTGCGAGAAATCACGCATCGAGAGCGTGGGAAACCATGGGTCGCTGGGTGGCGGGTGGCCAAAGACGGCACAGTGAAACCATGGGTCGTTGGGTGGCGGGTGGCCAAAGACGGCACAGTAAGGGCCGCCTGGCTGAATCTGCTCGACCGCTGGGAGCCCGCGCCATGACCGACGCTGAGATCGCGGCGCTGAAGGCGGCGGCGGAGAGGGCAGAGCCGAAGGTCTGGCGACAAGGTGTGGATTATGATGACGGAGCGCTCATCGCGCCCGATAGCAATGATTGGCTCGCTTATTTCAGCGTCAGCAGAGACCCGCCGGATGCTGATGGTGCGCGTCTCGATTTCGTGGCCCTCGCCAACCCCGCCACGATCCTCGCGCTGCTCGCGCGGCTCGACGCGGCGGAGCGGACGGCACAGCACTACCGGAACGCCTGCGCGGAGGCCGATGACAGAGCGCAGGCCGCTGAGGCCCGCGCCAAGCGGCTGGAGGCGGAGCTTAGCGACGCGATCAACGTGATCGAGGACTACCTGAACTACGAGCACAGCGGCGACCCTTGGGAAGAGGATCGCCGTGCAATGCGCGAGATGGCCATCGACGATTACGGCCGCGACGGCCGGTTGGCGCGTGCGAAGGCGGCTCTCGCGGCCGAGCGCGTCGAGGCGGCGCAACGGACGGAACGCAGCCCAGCCGAGCGGTTCGCCGCCGCCATTCTGCTGCCGTGCCTGCGCGGCGACCGATCAGTCGTGGAGGGATGGGCGATCGAAGAAGCCGCGCTGGCGGCGGGGCTGATCAAAGAGGTCCAGGCACAGGAACCATGCGGCGCGCGGTGCGCATGCTCTGACCTCGGCGTAGGGTTCCCGACCACCTGCAACAGGCTGACCGAGGCCGGCAAGGCTCTGCGCGGCGAGGCGGAGGGAGGCGGCGATGGTTGAGCGCGGCGGCAAACTCCCGCCCGGCTGGCGGCGTGTGATGGACGGCCTGTATCAGCACGATGGGCCGTTCATGATGGTTCGCAAGCGCGGCCAGGGCGACTGGTGGATCAGCGCCAGCCTACGCTCCCCGGACGGCACGGTGCGGTCCTGGCACAGCTACGGCTACGCGACCGCGCGGCAGGCGATGGTGGCCGGCTGCGGGCTACTGCCGGCGGCCGAGCGCGGCAGGGGAGAAGCAGCATGAGCGTGTTGGACGAGATCGCCGCCGAGCGGCGCCGGCAGATCGAGGCCGAGGGCTGGACGCCGGAGCACGACGACGCGCACGCCATCGGCTCGATGGCTGTCGCGGCGGCAATCTACGCGCTGCATTCGACGCGCGCATGGTGGCAGATGCCTTCGGTGATTGACGAAGTTCGGCGGCGGCTCTGGCCGTGGGAGTGGTCGTGGTGGAAGCCCAAAGACCCGCGCCGCGACCTGATCCGCGCCGCTGCGCTGATCGTGGCCGAGATCGAGCGGCTGGACCGCGCGGCCGAGCGCGGCGAGGGAGGCAACGATGGCGGGTGAGGCGCGGATCGTGCAATGCGGCCACTGCGATTTTGCCAGCGGCATGCGCGGCATGGACCGCTGCGGGAAGTGCGACGGGACCGGAGCACAGATCGTGATGCCTGACGGCACGCGGCACGCGCTCAGCGATGCCGGGCTCCGCTCCGCGCTGGCCGCCGCCCGTCGCGCGGGCGCGGAGGCGATGCGCGAGCGGGCGGCCGGCGAGGTCGCGCGGCAGCACATGCGGCTGCTCGCCGAGGCGCCGCTTTGCGCCTGCGGCAACGGCCGCGTGCCGACCTGCGGGCTGGGGCACATGCGGCGCGCCGCCGAGGATGCCATCCGCGCGCTCCCGGTCGAGGAGGACGGCGATGACGCGTGAGCAATTGATCGAGCGGCTGCGCGAGAGGTTCGAGGAGTGGTTCCGGCACTCCGGCGTGGACTTCTGGTCCGAATGCAACGCGCCGGACGAGTTGGCCCGCGCCGCCCTCGCCGTTCTGGAAGCGCACGCGGCGGTGGTGCTGAGGGAGCCGACGCCCAAGATGTGCGACGCTGGCGCGGACGAACTGCCGACGCAGACATGTGAGAGCACGGACGAGGAAGCGGCGGCGGAGATCTACCGCGCCATGCTCGCCGCCTCGCCCTACGCACCGGAGATGAGCGATGAGTAACCCGATCCGCGAGCAATACGGCTGGGTTGTAGTCACGCCCAGCCGTACCTTCCTCCTTTGGAGCGTGCGTCCTACCCGCTCAGACGCTATCCAAGCGGCGCTCACAACCTATGGCGAGCCCTACACATGGCGGCAGCTTCGTGCGCGTGGCTTCTGCGCCATCCGTGTCGCCATCCGGCCGTGGGGCGCCACACAATGAGCGCTGCTGACCCGATCCGCCCGGCGCAGATCATCTTCTGCGCATGCCCGTCGCGATCTGCCTTCCGCTGCATCGCCATCCGCTGCGGTGAGGATCAGGCGTTCGGCGAGCGGTGCGAGTGCTCCTGCCATGACGAGGACGACGAGGACGATGACTGACCCGATCCGCGCCGCGCGCGAGGCGGGGGCGCAAGCCTGCATCGAACGGCGCGCCGATTACTACGGCGGCTGCGTCGGAGACCCGCTAGGCCATGACGACGGCGGGGCGTGCGACGACACGCATTGCCCATGCATGGACGGGGCTCGGATCGACGCATCCGCCGCCATCTCCGCCTTCCTTCGCTCACCCGGCCTGTCCGCCGCGCTGCACGATCTGATGCAGCGGCCGGAGAACGTCGGCCGCCCGTGGGCGGAAGTGCTCGCGGAGGCGGTGGAAAGCGCGGGGGGCGAGCGATGACCGACGCGCCCGCAGCGCCGCCGAGGCGCATCCAGCGCAGGCGCACCAAGGGATGGAGGATGCCGGAGGGCGCCGTCTATGTCGGGTGGCCGAGCAGATGGGGCAACCCGTGGGTGGTCCTCGAATGGCAGGGCAAGTGGATGGTCGGGAAGCTCGACCCGGATGCCCTGTTCGGTATGCCCGCGTCCTTCGAGGGCGAGTTCGCGTCCGAACGCGAGGCGAAGGCGGAGTGTGTGCGCCGCTACCGCGCGACGCTGCCCGGCGCGCTACGCCTGCTCGCGCAACGC